CATCTTAGAATCCCCCTCTAGTTGCAGCTCTGTAAACCTAGACACTAAGCCGTCAAACTGCTTCTGAGTAAGACCCATGTCGGTTGCAAACTGAGTTAAATCCTCTACAGTCTTTTCACTTGGCTGAGGTATCTCCATGTTGTCGTACTCCTCAGAAACGGATACCTCTTCGGGTAGCTTGTAGCCATCTTTTGGTCGAAGCTCTGAGTTAAAGGACTCCCATTGCTCGTCTCCCCAATCTTCTTGGGGTGCTTGAAGTCGTTTAGTCCCCAAAGCACTTTGAGCATTTACCAATTGGTTTGCCAACGAGTCAAATGACTTAGTATTCTGGATGGTGGGGTTATTTTGTAGTTCTTCAGGTAATGAGCTAACAAACTGCTGGTAGCTGTCATCTGAAGTAGCAACAGCAGGTGCTGCGGCTTCTCCACCAGAGAATCCTGAACCAAGACCTCCGCCCTCACCAGCTTCTTCAACTGAACCTGCTTCTTCTCTTAGTATGTTATGTAGTTTGATCATGATTTTCTTGTTCGATTATGTTTATCATTTGGTGTGGATCGTCTTGACCCAGTAAAGTAAGGAAACTCATTGCTAGTCTCCTTCGCCCTTCGCACTCCCGTAGCTTGCTTTCATCCGAATGAAAAACAGGCTTGGTGACATGGCACTCTCGTAGAAACACCTTAAAGAACCGCTGTCCTTCTGGTGTTTCCAAGATCTTGATAAGATCACTTCTCAGCTCGCCGCGCTTACGCAATCGAGCAAAAGCATCTACTGCTTTATCTAACATTAAATATTAAGTAATTGTCCTACGCCTTCTGGATCTGTACTTCTAGCTGTTGCGACGTCTTTCATTGCACCAGCTATATCTGGTAGAGCTGTTGCTGCTTGTTGACTTTGTTGTTGTTCTGCTTGAGCTGCTTGCTGTTCCTGCATAGCCTTAGTTGACTTAACAACACTTGGGCTAATATTGCGATACTTTGCATAGCTATCTAAAAGCTCACGTTCATCAATTGCCTGAAGGATTTCAGGCTTAACGTTTGCTAGTGGGGTAATATCCTGCATAAAGGAGCTAATATCTGAAAGTCGGCTAGCAAACTGAGCCTGTGAACTCGGGCTTGCGTAAGCTACCTCCAACTTTGCCCCGCTAAGACTAGCAGGAATGTCTGGAAGCTGACGGCGGCGATTCAAGAACATAAAAGTTGTCTCTACTGCTGGTGCAATATACTCGGACTCCATGCGATTAAGCAAAGGAGACAGCTGTTGTAGCATCTGACCACGAGTGTCTTGAATCTCTAAGATACTTTGACGCTCGTTCTTTTGCTGACGAATAATCTGATCAACAAAGAATGAACGCTGAATCGAAGATTTGTAGGACTCAATCATCTGCAAAGCATACTGAGGCTGAGACCCAGTCATAATCGGCTGGGGCTTCTCACTACCTGCTTCATGGAACATAATCTGCCTAGCTCCATACTTAATCGGCAGTAGGATACTGTCTTCTTCTGCGGTAAGTGTTGGAGCATTTAAATACTCAGCTGAAATAAGCACTTCCTTCACCATCTTGTTAAGCACACGAATGTGAGACAAACAAGTCATGGCAGGACTGCGACCATAAACCTCATCGGACTGCTTAGCCCAGCGAGGTACTAAAAATGTAAAGTAACTAGACCCATCTTGACGAATAGGGGCTTTAAGATCTGGACTCCAGTAGGTTACTACGTACGGACGCTCAACACCAATACGACCGCCCATCTTAGAACGTGTGTCTTGGCTGGGTTCAATGGAGTAAACCAGTTCCCACTTCTTGTTTTTATCTTTGTCGGAAAAACCATCTACGTTTACAACCTCTGGTAGTAGACCAACCAATTGCCGTGTGGTTTTAAAGCATCGATAATACACTGTATTCACTTCACCATATTCATCAACGTCAAAAAACACGTCGGATAATGGTCTCGCGCGAAAATTTACGACTCCGTTTACATCGGATATCTGGACGGGTGAAGTTCCGTATGCACCAATATCAAGGAAACATTCGTGACTTGCTCCATAAAACTGCGACTGTGGTAGTGCAAATTCATGGAAGATTCGATCAGTTACTGTATTGAGATACGCTTGCTGCTCGTTATCAAGTTCTGAGTTCTCGGTGTCCTGTACCCGAAGATACATCCACCGCTCAGCCTTTGGAATTAAGTTAGACGACAAGCCGTTGGCAAACATTTGGTTTGACCAAACGGCTGTGTCGTCGTGGATATCCTTAGAGCCATCATCTTTGAAGTTTGATCCATGATCAAACTCTGGTGCATTGGGACGGACATAACGTTGCGCATCCTTAAGCATACCATCAAGGCTGCTTCTTAGGAGTTTCAACTCGGAGTACCGTTCCCTTAACCTGATAATGTCCAGCATATCTCTTACTTAAACTTCATTCCGCCACCCAAGGAGTTTGTTCCAGATTTTTGCTTCTGCACATAAGCAGGAGCATCTGACTTACGACGTTGTACTGCCGTAGGAGCAACAACTTTAGTACGAGCAGTCGCTGGAGCAATCGCCCTTCGCGCTACTGGTGTAGGCGGAGGAGGTGGTGGTGGAGGTGGAGGAGGAGGGGGTGGTTTTTTAGGTTTTGATCCCATAATGACTTATACGTTTTATTTTATCCCATGAATAGAATTTGAATCCAGATAATACTCCACGTTTATTACGCATAAAACAAACTTTGTCAAGTTTATATGGAGCTACTTTAAACAATGTGTTTCCAAACCCATCTAAGCACTGTTGCCAAGCGACATGCCAATAGGGGTCAATCTTTTTTGAAGTGGGGTCTTGCGGGTCTTCGTAGTCAATCTCCTCTGCAAGTATTAGATACCGAGGTCCTGTGAAAATATACCGCTTACCATCAATAGGGCAATTTAGATAATAGTCCAGCAACTCAATAAAATCCAACCCATGCGCATGATACTGTACAGTTGCCTGATCCAGTAAAGAAAGCTGAGTGTAAACCTTGTTACCAATGGACAGGCTGGACTTTGTAGCTGGTGTCTCGTTGTTTGTGTTTTCCATATCCTTGTTTGTTTTCCTTTAGCCCCATTGCTAGTGTTCGAAACGCATCCGCTCCGTGAGAGTTAGAGTCATGTACTGGTGTCTTTCGGTATACCTGCTTCGAACTGTCCCACTCTTTGTGGTAACCCTTCAGGTGTTCAAGCCCCAGAGTCGAGCTAGACCGACCAAACCAGCACCTAGGTAACAGATTTCTTACCGCCTCGATACCGTCCTGTACTGGTAGCTTTCGCACTGGTGTAAACTTTAAGCCCAGAGACCTAGCAACTTCCAGTCGAGATTTACCTGTTCCAAGTTCGCGAACTTTAATATCATGAGGCGCAAAATGTTTCCCGTAAGTTACACCCTTCTGTACTGCCCACCTCTGAAGCTCCCGTGCGTAGAACGGAAAACCCTCTCCACTGTTCTCGTAGTAGTATACAATGCGTATCTCACTCTTAAATTGCTGAAAGAACCATATGCTAGTCGAGTCGTCCATCCCCAAGTCCCACGCAGTGTGTACAGGCAACGCCGTATCAGGTGCTAAGTCCTGAAGAACCTGCTTGTTCTTGTACAGCCTAGAGATAATCGGACCGTAGTATGAACCTTCCACTGGAGTCTTGAACGAACACATGTACTCCGACTGGAATCGGGCTTCATTGTTTAGCTCGTCCCGCGCTTTCCTCAGATCATCTGGCTTGATAGCCTTGGTGTCCTTAACAGATAGGTGGCTGGCGAACCAGCCCTTAGTGGCTTGGGCTTTTAATAGTAGCTTGTAGAAGTGGTTCTCTCCACGAGGTGTACCATTAAACAAAGCCCACCCACCATTCTCCGCTAAGATCGGATTAATTAACTGCCAAGCTGCTGGGTCAGAAATACTGAACTCAGAAAAAATCACCCCAATGGGATTCGCGCCCACCATCTTATCGGGGTCATCAGATCCCAGTAGCTGGATAATGGATCCGTTGGTTAAGTGGAGTCGCATCTCCTGCTCGCTCTTCTTCTCCACTAGTGCGGAGGGAAAGTAGTCAATGAACTTCTTACCCTCGCCAGTCATGCCGTTCCAGATAACACGACGAGCCTGATTGCCGTACGGAAGAACGTACCAGTATGTGCCTACGCGCTGCATGGCTTTAAT